TCAACAGTTGAATCACCAAATGCGGCATATCAACGCATGGCACAGTTTTGGGATCTCATAACTGACCTCAGGGAGGGAACTTATAAAGTAAGGAGTGAGCATAGAAAATATTTACCACAGGAGGCAAGAGAAACTGATGATAGTTATGACGTAAGGCTTTCAAGATCTACTGTTGTTCCTTACTTGCAACGAATCGAAAAAATGTTGTCAGGTATGCTCACAAGAAAACCTGTAAGGCTTGATGATGTTTCTGATTTAGTTAGGGAGCAGCTTTTTGACGTAGACCTAGAAGGAAATGATCTTAATGTCTGGTTATACGAAACAGCAAGGACAGCAATATCATTTGGTCATGTTGGGGTATTGGTAGATGCACCGAAAGAGGGAGACAAAACCAGACCTTACTGGGTAACTTACAGTCCGAGAAATATTTTGGGGTGGAGAAGTGAGATTATAGATGGTGCAAGACAGCTTACACAGTTAAGGTTGTTGGAAAATGTTGTAGAACCTGATGGAAAGTATGGAGAAAAGCAAGTAAAGCAGATTAGAGTTTTAGAACGTGGTCGTTATGAAATTCACAGAAAAGATAAAAAGAACAGTGAATATAAATTATTTGATGAGGGTGAAATGAGCCTTAAAGATAAGATTCCTTTTGCAATAGCTTATTCAAATAGAGTTGGATATTACGAAAGCCGCAGCCCCTTGTATGACATAGCAGAGTTAAACCTTAAGCATTATCAGATTCAATCAGACTTGGATAATATTTTGCATATTAGTTCTGTGCCTTTACTTGCTGTTTTTGGTTATCCAAATGCTGATGAGATAACAACAGGCCCAAGTGAAGCTCTTGCATTGCCACCAGAATCAAGGCTTGAATATGTAAGCCCATCAGGTGATAGTTACGACAGCCAGTTTCAAAGGCTTGGCGATCTTAAAGAACAAATAAACACACTATCACTAGCTGCGGTACTTGGGCAGAAGTTAGTGGGAGAATCAGCAGAGGCCAAGAGGATAGATAGGTCACAGAATGACAGCACTATGATGGTTATTGCCCAACAGATGCAAGACTTGATTGATAACTGCCTCAGATTTCATAGCGAATATCTGAACGAACCCAATGCTGGTAGCAGCTTTGTAAATAGAGACTTTGTTTCTACAAGGTTAGAACCACAGGAAATAACAAGTCTATTAACATTGTTTACTGCTGGCACTATCTCACAGGAAACATTATTAAATCAATTATCTGCTGGTGAGATTCTTGGTGATGATTTTGATATTGAGGAAGAAATGGAAAGTACGCAAAGCGGAGGGTTGGTAGAAATGGAAGCACCAGAAGAACCAGCTACAGATGATGATGA